TGACATGATTGAAATATCAAATCCAGAAAATTTACCTGAAGATTTAATTCCTTTTTATAATGGTGAAGAAGATTTGTTGGGATAAATAAAACATAGAAATGTCCCAGGAATCATAATAAGATGCCACTTAACAAACTTGATAATTTCATCAAAAACACTGAAGGTCGCATATTATATGTAAGTCCATCAGATCTGGATGCGACCGATAGTATTGATAATACTGGTAATTCACTTGCTAGACCTTTTAAAACTATTCAAAGAGCATTAATTGAATCGGCAAGATTTTCCTATGTGAAGGGAAATTCTAATGATTTGATTGAGAAAACTACAATTCTTTTGATGCCAGGTGAGCACGTAGTAGATAATAGACCTGGATTTAAAATTAAAAATGTTGCAAGTAATGCAAGAGTTGTATCTCCTTCAGGTGCAGAGACTGATGCTGCAACAACTCTAAAACTTGATTTAAATACCAATTTTGATTTAACACAGGAAGATAATATTCTCTACAAATTTAATAGTGTTGAAGGTGGAACAATTGTACCTAGAGGAACTTCAATTGTTGGTCTTGACTTAAGAAAAACCAAAATACGCCCTCTTTATGTTCCAAATCCCACTGATAGTGATGTAGACAATTCTGCTATTTTTAAAATCACAGGTACATGTTATTTTTGGCAGTTTTCATTCTTTGATGGAAATGAGGCAGGAACAGTTTATACAGATCCTGTTGATTTTTCTACAAATAATAAATCAAAACCGATTTTTTCTCACCACAAACTCACTTGCTTTGAGTATGCCGATGGTGTAAACGATGTATCTGGTTATGATCTAACAGATCTTGATATGTATTATGCGAAACTTTCAAACGCATATGGTACAGGATCTGGAAGTCCTAATAGAAATATTGATAGCAAATATCCAAGTGATCCTGATGGATTTGCGAAGCAAAGACCAGAATGGGAAATTGTTGGAGCATTTGCATCGGATCCCATCTCAATTGTTTCCATCGAAGCAGGGGAAGGCGGAACTCCAACTAATCAAGTTACTGTAACGACAACTGTAGATCATGAACTTAGTGCTGGAACTCCAATTAAGATTCGTGGTGTTGTTCCTGAAGATTATAATATTTCAACAAAAGTTCAAAATGTAGATCCAGACAATCCTAAAGTTTTTACTTACTTACTTCCAACATTTAGAAAGAATTTAACCACACCAGGATCTGCTTCTGGTGCAACTGTTACTATTGAAACTGATACTGTATCGGGTGCTTCTCCTTACATCTTTAATATTTCGATGCGTTCTGTTTATGGTATGAACGGAATGCACGCAGACGGTGCAAAGGCATCTGGATTCCGTTCAATGGTTGTTGCACAATTTACTGGAGTTTCTCTCCAGAAAGATGATCGTGCATTTGTAAAATATAATAAGTCCTCAAGAAGTTATAGTGGCATCAGTATTTCTAAAAAAGCAGGAGCAGATCTTTCGAATGGATCTTCTGCGACAAACCCATCTCAAATTTATCACTTAGATAATCAGGCAATTTATCGTAGAGGTTGGGAACAAACTCACATTAAAATTTCAAATGATGCAATCATGCAGATTGTATCTGTTTTTGCTATTGGTTATAATAAACATTTTGCATGTGAAAGTGGTGGAGATGCTTCGATTACCAACTCCAACTCCAACTTTGGTCAACTTTCTTTAATTGCAGATGGATTTAAGAAAGAAGCATTTGATAAAGATAATAAAGGATATATTACAAATGTCATTCCACCAAGAGCACATACTGAGCAAGAAGAGAATATTGACTGGTTATCAATTGATGTTGGCGTAACAACTTCAGTTGGAGTTTCGACTCACTTATATCTTCGTGGTTTTACATCAGAGGATGACGTGCCACCAACTCTTACTCAAGGATTTAGAATTGGTGCTAAGATGAATGTTATGTTAATTGTAAATGTTGGATCTGGCACTAGTGAAGCCAACATCTTAATGGAAAATGGAGTTGATACTTCATACAGAGAATTTGATGTTACTGCAGTATCGAGTAGTAAACTAACAATTGGAACTGGACATGGACTGAAGACTGGTGAAAAAGTCATTATTCTGAGTGATGATGCAAATTATCCAGAAAATATCATACCTCATGTTGTTTATTATGCAATCACATTCAATGTTGCTCCAGACACAAACAAAATTCAATTAGCATCAACCAAAACGGATGCCGACAATGGCAATTTCATTACCTTGTATGGAGGAACAAAACTTAGAATTAGAAGTAGAGTAACTGATAAATCTTCTGGAGAAGCAGGTCATCCTATCCAATTTGATAATTCTGTAAATCGTTGGTTTGTAACCGTAAATTCTGGAAATGGAATTTATTCCACTCTGAATAATTTGGGTGTTGCTGGAATTGGAGATGAAACTAATCCAACATTTATCAAAAGAGCACCAGATGGAAGAAGTATTGACGAAAAAATTTATAAGTTCAGAGTAGTTATTCCAAAAGAACTTCAAAATGGAAAAACACCAGAACCTGGATTTGTAATTCAAGAATCTAGTACAACAGGTGCTCGTGATCAAAGTGATTTTACAGATTCTACAATTAGTCTTAGTGATTATGAATTCAACAAAAATCATAGATTTATTGCAACTTGCTCACATGCGTCTAGCACTTCAACTGTAAGAGTAGAGCTTCCTCATAACTTAGACGTTGGTGATCAAATTATCATTCGTAACGTAAAAGATACGACAAATACTTCTGGTACTTTTAATTCTGGATATAACGGAACTTTTATAGTTGCAACTGTTCCAAACAACATGGAGTTTACGTATACTAATACGAATTCTCCAGGTTCTTTTACGAATGATACGAGTGTAAGAGATGAAAATCTCCCTAGATTTGAAAGAAATGATCTGCAAAGTAATTTCTACATCTATAGAAACGAAACGATTAATGAATACATTGATGGGCAGCAAGATGGTGTTTATCATTTATACGCACTTAAAGCCGATGCACATGTCTCTCAAGAGTTTACCAATTTAGCATATAGTCAAAATGTAACTGATTTATATCCACAACAGGATAGAGATAATATTAATGATTCTCCAGCATCAACAAAGACTCGTGCATTATCTTCTCCTATCGGTGAAGTTCATACTAGTGATTTGAAGGGAAGTATCACTAGAGAATCTGCAGATGATTTAATTAAGAAATTTACGAAAAATTTAACGGTAAGTTCAATATCATCTTTAAGTGCGGGAATTTCTACTATTACATTTACAAGAAATCATGGATTTAATGGTGCGGTAACGGGAACTCTTAGTCCTGGAACTGGAACTCGTACAGATGGAACTTATTATAATGTAAAACTATATGATAATGCCGCATATACTTCTTGGAGTGGAGCAACAGCAAAAGTTATTATAAGTGGAAATGCAATCTCATCATTCCAAATTCAATCTAAAGGTTCTGGATATTCTAATGGAGATGAACTATATTTTGATAATTCTGCAATTGGAGGTAATCAGGATGGAAAAATTACTCTTGCTACTGCAGGAATTGTAACAGCAGTTGGGGATGTTATTCAGTTTACTGGTATTGCAACAGCAACTGATTCATATCATAGAATCACAAATGTTCAAAATGCAACTAATATTGCAATCGCAAGAACTTCTGGTGATCCACAAATCTTACCAAATCAAATTGCAATTCATGTAGGACCTTCAGTTTCTGTAAATTCTTCTACATTCTCAAGTGGTATAACAACATTTAATTGCTCAGGTCCTCATGGACTTGTTGCTGGAAATAAGTTTAGAGTTATTGATGCGAGTAATAATAATCTTGGAGATTTTATTGTTAAGTCTAGAGTTGGAGTTAATACTTTTGAAGTAGAAACTACATCTCAATTATCCAACCCATCTTATATTCTTCGTCATTATTTCTCATCAAACTCTGGAATTTCTGATAGAAGTAATGAGAACCTTGCAAGAAGAGGTCAAGTATTCTACGATAATGACGTATTGAGAATTGATAATAGTGGATCTTCAATTGGTATTAGCACAACACTGATTCCGATTACGCACCCATCATCGGGGATTGGAACAACTGAAAGATTCCCAATTGGAACTTATATTCAGGTTGACAATGAGATCATGAGAGTTGCTTCATCTTCTCTCACTGGTGTTAACAAATTGAATGTAATTCGTGGTGTACTATCTTCACAATCAACAACTCATGATGATGGATCACTGATTCGTAAGATTCGTCCAATTCCTGTAGAGTTCAGAAGACCATCTATCATTCGTGCTTCTGGACACACATTTGAATATCTTGGATATGGTCCTGGCAACTACTCCACAGGTCTTCCACAAGTTCAAACAAGAACTCTGACAGAAAGAGAAGAATTCTTGTCACAAGCACAAGAAAGATCTGCTGGTATTGTTGTTTATACTGGTATGAACAACAGAGGTGATTTCTACATTGGAAATACAAAGAAATCGTCCGCAACTGGTGAAGAAACTTCATTTGATACTCCAATTCCAACCGTTACTGGTGAAGATCCTGCAAGACTTAGTGCAATTTTTGATGAAATCACAGTTAAAGAAAGAATTGTTGTTGAGGGTGGAGATTCTGGAGAAATTCTTTCCCAGTTTGATGGTCCAGTAACATTTAACAAAGATGTTAGAGTAAAAGATGATTTTTCAATCTCAGGAAAATTAAGAATTTTAAATACTGTACAATCTACGAGTCCTATTACTGGTTCAGTAATTATTGATGGTGGTGTTGGTATTGCTAAAAATTTATATGTCGGTGGTAATACTAATATTACTGGAGATCTTACAGTAGGTGGAAATGTTAATTTTGATGTTGTTGTTGGATCTTCAGGAACTTTTGGAAATATTCAACTTGCAGTTGCAGATGATAACACAATCGATACTTCTACGGGAGATCTTAAGTTAAATTCAACATCCGGTTCTTTTGTTGCTATTCAAACAAATACTACAATTACTGGTATCTTAAGTGTAACTGATGATATTACTGCATTCTGGACTTCCGATGAAAGATTAAAAGATAATATTACTCCAATTGATGATCCTCTTGCTAAAGTTCTTTCAATTAGTGGCAATACTTTTGATTGGAATGAAAAGTCCAATAAAGATGGACATGACGTTGGTCTGATTGCTCAAGAGATTCGTGAAGTGCTTCCAGAAGCAGTTGTAGAAAGAGATAATGGTTATCTTGCAGTTGATTATCATAAGGTTGTTCCACTGCTTGTAGAGGCAATTAAAGAACTCTCAGGTAAAGTTGAGGTGCTTGAACAAAAACTACAAGATAAATAACTCTAAAGCTTATAATAATGGCAAATTATAGGAAGTCATTTAATTTTAGAAATGGTGTTCAGGTTGATAATGATAATTTTATTGTAAATGCAAATGGACTAGTTGGAATTGGAACGTCCATTCCAACTGAGTCTCTTGATTTAATCGGAAATGCAAAAATCACAGGTTTTGCAACTGCGACTACGTTGGGTGTTGCAGAAACTGCAAACTTTTTTGGAAATTTAAATGTAGGATCACCTATTACATTAAATCCCACTACAGGTGATGTTTCCGCAACAAGATTTGTTGGAGATGCTTCTGGACTTACTAACATTTATGCAATTTCAACAACAGGATGGGTCACACAGGGTGTTGGGTTACATACATTTAGATCTGTTGGCGTTGGAACTACCAATCCATTGTATAAATTTCAGGTAGGATTGGATCCTGCTACTAGTGCAGGTGTGGGAATTACGGATGGAAATATTCTTGCAAGTGGCATAATTACAGCAACAACTTTTGTTGGAAATCTCACAGGCAATGTAACTGGAAATCTCACAGGCGATGTAACTGGTAATGCTGATAGTGCAACAGCATTACAAACTGCCAGAAACTTTTCAATTACTGGAGATTTAGAAGCAAGTACAATTTCTTTTGATGGAACATCAAATGTTTCTCTAGGATCCACACTCTCATCAAGTTTTAGTGCAAATACATCAGGAATTATTACTGCAAGTGCTTTGGAAGGAGATTTAACATCTTCTTCAGCAACAATTACAACTGCAACTATTACTAATGCGAATATAACAAATGCAGATGTGGGTATTGGAACATTTGACGACTTAAGGATTAATAAAACAACCGCAGCAAGTCTTGTTATTACAAGTGATACGAATTCTTCAGTAAGTATTGGCAAGTCTGTTGGTGCTGGTAACAGTAGTGCTCAACTCAAATATACTCCTGGAACTGGTCGTTTAGACATTAATAATTTTGATCTTGGTGGTGTATCTATTAACCTTCATGAAGGTACTGGTGTAGGAAATACTGAAGGTTTTAGTGTAAAATATGACAACACTAAGAAATTTGAAGTCACTTATGATGGAAGAGTTGGAGTTAATCGTGGAGGTGCTTCATTAACAAGACATCTTGAAGTTGGAGGAACAGCATATATTTCAGGAGATTCTAAGATTGTAGGAGTTCTTACAGTCGGAACAGGATCAAATGAAGTTACCTTGGGTGATGGTAGTCCTTTACCAGTTTCTGATGAGCAAAATTTCAATACATTAAGTGGAATTAGTACATTTAATGAACTCAGAATTCAAAATGTTCGAGTGGGACAAGGTGGAACTATAACTTCTAATTTATACGTTGGAAATGAAGTTGGAGTAGGTACAACATCAAATAATGTTTTTGTTGTTGGCAATCAAACTCCAGTATTCCAAGTATTTGGATCTGCATATACTTCCGAAGGTTTTATGACCAATGGAGTCCTCGGAATTACTACAGATCCAAATGGATCTACTCAAGAGGATCCTAGATCAATTCCAAGTGATTTAGGTGCCTCAGTACCATCAATGACATATGGATCTTTCCAAGTTGATTGTACTGCAGCATCTTTAGTTACTGAAAATGTTTTACTTGTTCCAAATTTTGGAATTTCTGTAGCTGGATTTGGTTCTACAAATCTTGGACTTGTACCAAGAAATTATAACACAAATAAGTATTTGACGAAAGTTGGTGTTAATACTTATTTTGCAAGATCTATTTTTGATGTAGGAGCAGCATCGACAACGATGAACTCTTACTTTATTCCACCATCATTATCTCAAAGTGATATTGATGTAATGGCAGATTTATGGAATCCTGCCACATCATCTTCACTAACTGGTCATGAACAATCTAAAAAAGTTACCTCAACTGGAGTAGTCCCTGGTGCAATTGTTCATAACAGAACGACAGATACTATTCAGGTAAGAGATGGTGCATCATCATTTAGAAACTTGAGTCCTGTAGTTGCATTTGCTACTGTTGATAGTGGAAGTTTAGTTTCAACTGATGGATATAATCTTTCATTGACAAATAATCTCACTAATGCAATTTTCTCATTCAGTACTGCATTGCAATCTGCAAACTATACGGTAATGGTTTCTGCTGGAAGTACCACAGAATCTTACACTGTTCCAGAAGCACAAAAAACAACAACTGGATTCAGAATTACGTTTAGTCCTTCTAATGCTAATACTCAAAGTTACTCAGTCATGATACTTCAAGTATAAGACTTGACAAGATTCTCAGATCCCTGTAGACTACCTTTGTCTGGGTTGGAGATGAGAAGCTAAGCTTCTTTAAGACACTTTAGAAACCGTCTACTGAGTAAGATCAGGGACGGTTTTCTGCTATAATGACTCTATTGATTTGAAACCTACCATGACCATCACTCTTCGTCCTCACCAAGAAGATGCTCTCCATGCCATGTCGAATCATGACAAGGGTCAAGTGATTGTGCCAACTGGTGGTGGAAAGACTATGTGTATGATCAAAGATTCTAAAATTCATTTTGATAGATTTAACAATCGAGTTCATGTGGTAGTAGCACCACGAATACTGCTAGCAGAACAGTTATGCTCTGAGTTTCTAGAGCACATTGATAATGCTCATGTTATGCATGTTCATAGTGGAGAAACAGAACACTTTAGTACCACTAAGGCAAAGACTATCAAAACATGGTCTGAGAATATTAATGGTAATCAATTGATTTTTACGACTTATAACTCTTTGAACCGTATTGAGGAATCTGGTGTTAAGGTAGATACCGTTTATTTTGATGAGGCACATAATAGTGTTAAGAGAAACTTCTTTCCTGCCACTGAGCATTTTAGTGGTGCTGCTGATCGTTGCTATTTCTTTACTGCGACTCCGAAACATTCTGCTACTATATCGAAACCAGGAATGAATCTTCCAGAAGTTTATGGGCAGATTATTTGTAATGTTCCTGCACCTAAGTTGGTTAAAGAAGGGTATATTCTTCCTCCTAAGGTTGTTGTGAATGAATTGCCCCAAGGAGATTTCAAGATGTCTGATTGTGATAATTTGATTTGTACAATTGATGACAATTCTTTAAACAAGATTCTAATTGCTGCAAGGTCTACAAGGCAGATTGTGAATTTGTTGACTGAATCTGATTTTTATCCACAGATTCGTCAACGTGGTTATTCATGCATGTATATCACATCAAAGACTGGTGCATTTATTGATGGTGTGAAGGTTGATCGTGAGGAGTTTTTCAAGACTCTGAATGCCTGGGGTAAAGATCCTGAAAAGAAATTTGTTGTATTGCATCATAGTATCCTGTCTGAAGGTATCAATGTATCTGGTCTTGAGGCAGTGTTGTTTATGAGGAATATGGATTACATTGGAATTAGTCAGTCAATCGGTCGTGTGATTCGACTAGGAGGGTCTGAGAAGACCTTTGGATTGGTCTGTGTGCCCGTCTATGACAAAGTAGGTATCAATACCGCACGGAGTGTTCAAAGTGTCGTAGAGACGGTTTTTGAGCAAGGTGAACCTGCAATATCTGTAATTAAAAAATGATTTCTGGGCAGCAGACTTGCGTAAGTCCCAGGATCGTGCTACATTCAAAACGTTCAAAGAACAATTTTATGACTATTGCAACAGCACAGCAGCACTTCATTGATCACCTTGAGACAGGTGTTGACTGGAACAAGGTATTTGGTGTGGTCGATTCACTCTACAGTGATGATGGATTCACTACCAACGCCGACAACTTTACCCGTGCAACTGCCGTAGAAAAAGCAATTGCAAAGTTTTCTAATCTTGATCGTGTCGATCAGAAAGGTTATGACTTCATGTATGGTGAAGAAAGGATTGAACTAAAAATGCAAAAGAATCTTTTCCAAAAGAGAAACCCTTTTGCCACTGGTAAGTTCAAAGTCAAAAACTTCTATGGGGAAAAGAAAACCCTAGAAGACTTCAAAAGTCAAAAGACTTTTGACTATATGATGGTTCTCGATCTAAATGCACGTCGTGTCATCATTATTGAAGATGAGAATGCACGTCCTCTTTATGAACAATATGGAGATGGTGTTTATGTCAAACTTGATATTGGTAACTACTATGAGTGTGATATTGGTAGTGTAGAACCTATTATGCCTCCGACTAAATTGTCCTCAGGGATTACTGCTGCTATTGAAGACTACCTGAACTTCTGATCCAGTTACCAAACCGTCCACCAGGAGCAGACTACCTGCTCCTCTTTGCTATACTACTTAAGTAATCAAACAGAACCATGTCTCATCGTTGGGGTGCTTACATTACAACCGTTGATAATCGGTTGGAATATGTTGAGTTTGAAACACCAGGTATCAGTCGGTCTGCTGCAGAAGCACAGGTAAAGTCCATGTATGGGGCAAAATCTGTAAGTAACTGCAATCCTGTTTCTACAAGTGCATCTGATTCTGATGATTCACCCAGTTCTTCTGGTGGAAGTTCTGGTTCTGTAGAAGGAGCATTTGGACTTGCTATTATTGTGGGTGTGATCTGGGCTCTAATAACTTTTTTGCCATGGATTCTAATGGGTCTTGGTGGATGGTTTGGTGCCTGGGCAGGTAACAAAACTGGCAAAGTAAGTCTTGCAATTATTCTGTCTCTTCTTGCTGGTGGTTTTGGATACTATCAAGGAGATCAATGGCAACAAGAATGGAATTCTGATAGCACTGTGGAGCAAGTACAACAATGAAGTGTAAAGTCCAACTCTACGTCGCTGATAAATATCATTTGGGCAGTAAAGTTGGGTAGGGGTATTTGATTTACGTAAGACCCCACCTAAATAGTTTTACCCCTACTAAAAGAATAATGACCTTTGATAAAAAGGAATATATGAAGGCGTATCGCCTTAGGAATAAAGAAAAATTAAAAGACCAGCAAAAAGAATATCATAAAAAGTATTACCAAGAAAAAAAGGAACAAATAAAACAAAAATCAAAAGAGTATTATGAAAAAAATAAAGAAGGATCAATCAAAAAATATAGAGAAAATAATAAAGAACAAATAAAAATATACAGTAAAGAACATTCCAAAAAATATCGCTGTGGTGAAAAAAGAGAAGAGTTGCTTGAAAAGAAAAGAAAATATCACTGGGAAAACAGACAACAAATATTAGAAAAAAAGAGAGAATATAGTAAAAGACCAGAAGTTAAAAAAAGAGTAAATGAAAAAAATAAGGAAAGATATGATAATGATACTCAGTATAAATTAAAAACACTAATTAGGAGTAGGTTGAGACTAGCAATAAAAAATACTTTTAAAAGTGGAAGTTCAATAGAAAATCTTGGATGCACCATAGATGATCTTATGGTTCATTTAGAAAATCAATTTGAAGAAGGTATGACGTGGGAAAACCATTCTTTGGAAGGATGGCATATAGACCATATAAAACCTCTGTGTCAATTTGACTTGAATGACCCAAAACAACTTGCTGAAGCATGTCACTATACAAATCTACAACCTTTATGGTGTTACAATAACTACTCCAAGGGTGGTAGGACAGTGTGAAAACTGGCACACTCTGCCCCCACACCACCTCAACTCTGCTATAATACTAAGGTAATCAAACGAAACCATCATGGTCTGCGAAGTCAAACTTTATGTTTGTGGCAAAGTTTTTGTTGAGAAAGTTCACGCTCGTGATTATCAGGAAGCAAAGCAAGTTGCACTGGCACGTAATCCAAATGCAAAAGTTGTGAGTGTCAATGCTTCTTTCTTTTGATGGGTAAATTTTTAAAACCACATATTTACAACAAAGGTATTTTAGATCCTAAAGTAGGAGATCCTGATGGATTTGTATCTAATGATGGGATGTGGGCAGCAGTTCCATGGGCAGGTAAGTCTGGGTTCTGTATTATACATAATGGTAAGCAGGTGCATGATGTAACAACATATAAACAAGCACTTGCATACATCAAAAAAATGTCTAAAGTGCAGAAAAACACAACGTCCACTCTTGAGGAGTTCCTATGACTGAGAAAGAACAAAAACGTCTTGATGCACTAAATCTTTTTTATGAAAGTGTTCTTAAACCAGATAGTGAACTTCGTCAGTGTGCTCATAATCAA